TCAATGTTTATAAAATTTCTCACTATAAAAATCAATTCCACTTATTGAATTTCCAATACCAAAACCAAACGGGCTCTCATACAAAGACATAATTGTTCTACTGATAGACCCTATAATTCTGTTATTAGAAGATCCATCGCTACCGGTAGCAACAGCATATAATCTATCAAAAAAACTATCATTGAAGAAATACATTAAAAAGAAAAATAAAAAAATAGAAAATATTGCCACTAATATAGCTTTTAAAACAGACCTGTTTGAATTTCTAATAATGATTAGAAAAATAAAAGAGATGATACCTGCCAGAGAAAATGTAAATAATATAGCAAAAAAAGAAAGTATTAATAATTTTTTACTAATTAACTTTTGTTTTTTAATTTTTTCTGAATATACCAGAATACCCATAATGAAAATAAAAAACCAAGAATACCACGATGGTTCTTCAAATAATCCACCAAACCTTAAATAGGTTGTATAACTGTATACATTTAACCAGTCACCTCTATTACTCTGATCCCCGTGCTGTATCAAATTGAAAACACTATCAAAACCAAGGTAATATATAATTATTACAAGAAACTGAGATATTATTAAAAATAAAAATATATTTTTCATTGCATTAATAAATATCAACCCGTTTTTATCTCTTAACCACAATGGTGTAAACATCATTGACAGTATAGATATAAATATTCTTGAATAGGTAGATATAAATTTTTCAAAAGAAAAAAAATGGAAGTCAATATAATAAAAAACCATTAACAAAACAAAAAAAGACCAAAATAAATAGTAAATAAAAAGTTTATTTATCGACACTCTCGCGTAAAAAAACAAAGAAAGCACAATGAAAGAACACATTCCTAAATCAGCCACTGTTACTGGACCTAAAATCCTAACACTGTACAATGAAAACATAAATAAAATTAATGTTAATGCGTAATCATTCCTGATTTTGATTGTATTAAAATGCATACATTTTACCATCATGATAGAAAAATAAACTCATTGTAATATTATGGAGCTGATGAGTCTAATTAATCTATCATGACTGATTCCTAGATGTTACATTGTGTTACGTATACCGCTATAGAGCTGTATGCTATCTATGATAAACTGAAAATTCCCACTGGAATTTGTTCTAATTAAGGCCTTAATCACACCCGCAGAAGATGGTTTAATATGTGATGATATTAGTGAAAAATCATATTTGTTATTAGGGTAAACAGATTCTGCTATGCCGGCCGTATTATCCCTCTCCCCTTTAATTATAAATATCTCCGGCTGTCCGAATTCTGGAATCCTTTTAACTACAGATAACAATGAATAGGTTTGCTCAGGGTTAAGCTCAGATATTTCATAAATAACACCCTGGAACGAACCGCCACTTATTAATCTTGATGACACTCCTGTTGCGAAGTCATTACTGCTAGCGATAGTTACTGTTCTATTTGAGGCAATAAATGGTAGCTGGGAAGATGACAAATAAGGGTTAGTAATTAATGGTGAGTTATCAATCCGAGTGACAGGTGAAACAAAATCAGACTCAACGAACCCCTCGCTAATAGATGCGCCTGCTATATAAAAAACACCAGTTTGACTGGAGTCTTTCATTTTGCATACAGCCCTAATCTCAACCTCTCCGCTTGCTGAAGACGTTATGATAATACTAATTGTATCACTTGTATAAGTGGTTCTTTTTGTTAAACAATAAGAATAGGTTACGCCAATAGCGCCTGAGTTTATTTGAATGCACTCAGCGTTTGAATTTTCATCCAAACCAACTTGTAAAGAAATGGTGTATTTAACACTTGGCTTTAATCCTGTTATTTTTTTTGTTACCCCTTGAAAGTTTCTAGCTAGAATTTTTTTTGCTGAATACAACGTAGTTTCATCATCTTTTGCATTTGAAATTACAACTGATGAATTAGTTGCAACAAAATTAGATAAATCTAACATGTCTTGTAGTTTTTTATGCGAAACAGAACCATTTAGCTTGAATTTGTTTTTATGATAAACATTCCCAGCAGTCCATTCATAATCAGCACGTACATAACCATCCGTATCATCAAGATTGTTATTCCTACCTCGATGATATATTTTACCAACATTCACATTTGAATTTTTATCATGTTTTATTCCAGCTTCATTTTGAGCAAATGCTATTCTTTCAATATCTACATCACTGTTTTGAACGTATATTGAGCCGCTCGCAATATTGACTGTGTCTACCTCAACATTATAAGAATCAATAATATTGACAGCCTTACCATGACCAACTCTCAACCCATTCGGGTCAACTCCTTCTATCCAGCCATTCGTTACTTTTACTGTGCTGCTACTCAATATTGACAGTGGATTTTTCATTAAGTCAACACCTGAGCTTCCTGCGATATTAAATGAATCTAGTGTAATTACACCACCGTTCAGGATTGCCCCATGATTTAAGCTGCCAATAATTTCTATATTTTTTGCAAAAACTGTATTTGAACCGCCAACGGATTTTATTCCGTAACTGTCATCACCTGCGTATTGATTAAAATAATGATGATGAAAATTTTCTATCGCTAACTTGCCCCAAATCTTATCACCAGTTTTAACCCCTCTAGCTATCTGATCTAACCAGATATTAGATAGTGTTATTCCCCTAAGACCTTGCTTTATATCAATAAAACCATTGTTTCTAATTGGTGACCCTGGATTAGCGCTACAAATTATATTTTCTATTGTAAGTCTCCTGACCCAATCATCACTTACAAAAAGCGTATCGCCGTCATCCATGTCTAAAATTAATTTAGATTTATTACCAAAGCCATAAATAAATCCATCGTACCCATTAAGAGATATCGACCCGCTTTTAAAGAGAAAGTCACCTTGAGGGATTAAGAATGGCTCACCTGACTTAATAGCTCTATCCAATGATGAACTATTATCCGTCATTCCATCGCCAACGCCGCCCCAATCACAAAGTGTACCGATATCGCTCAATGATACCTGGTTATTCCTGCTCGAAAAAACCCTAGAACTACTAAATCTATCTGGATCATACTTCAATACATTCGGATAATAGAATTGCTTTACGCCGTAACTGTTATACACAGCCATACTGTGACCTTCAACTGTCACGAATTTAGCAATTTGACCATTGTAAACAGGAAATCCAGCCTGATTGATAATTAATGGCTGAGGAACTGGAATGTGAGAACCATCTTCATTTTCTAAATAAACCTGAATTTGGTTTTCTGGTAATGTTGGATCGGTATCAATTTTACCAATAAAAATCCTACCATTACTCGCCGCTTGGAATTTCCTTGCGAGAGTGAATAATTGTGACGGCATTGACACGACGACATTAGGGATAATATCTGACATTGCTTTCTCCAAGCGTGAGTAATCGCACCATTGTTAATCTGGTGTATTTTGGACGTAAAAAACCGCAATTAAGCGGTGGTGTTATTTTTCAGGTTGTCCATAACCTAACTGATTAGTTCCTGACTTCTGCTTGCGTTCCAGCACTTAAACTTTGTGAGATTGTAGAGACTGCCTTTTCGAACTTGCTTGTTCCTGCTGGAGTTCCTGCTAATCTCATCACCGCCTCTCTAACTGGTTTACTTTCATAAATGCGAGCTAGTGCACCATAAGTTCCAGCACCAATTGCGGTTGATGGTTTTATGGCTGCGCCTAGGCCAAGTATGAACGGAATTGCTTGCTGACCAGTCGGCGTTGTGACACCTGCTTTTGCGGCTTGTTTGGTTGCTTCTAAATACTTCTTCAAGCCATTTATATAAATAGCATCTTGACCTCTAAATGCTATCCCTGTTTGGTTTGACATGATATTTAGTTGCCTCAAGAACTGATCGGGAGAATCACCAGCTTTCTCAATCGCCTTACCAATAATGGCATTCCTCATTTGAGCGCGACCACGAGTGTCAACTGAGTTATATAAACTCCTAATTTCAGATTTGTTTTTGCTAAATAAAATATTGTTAACCACCTCTGGCGTTAAATCACCTTTGGTTAAGATGCTCTTCAATCGAGTATTTAATATTTTATTTGCTTCATCTGCATAGATAGCATTGGCTTGGTTATATTTGCGTAAAGCATCAGCACCTAAGTTTGATGATATTGCATCACTAGCGTCATCAGACATGGCTTTATAAACTCTATTTATCGCAGCATCAGAGCGATTAGGCATAGCCATTCTCTCACCCTTGACGTCTTGTCTAAATTGGGTTCTTAAGTCTCTTAGTTGAGAAATATCAACGTTACCAGATGCAAGCTCATTCCTGTAAGACTGCAATTTTGAGATGGTCTGTGTGTCAGCAACCTCACCAAGTTTAGATAATTTAGAGATTTCGCTATCAATCTGATTTATTGCTCGGTTAGGTGTGATAGGCACACCAGATAACGCATTCTGGATTGACTCTAACCTTTCGCCAGCCGCCTGTTTTATTGTTGATGTTTTTCGCTTTAAACTCTCAACAACTTGGCTAGGATCGTACTCTCCAAACCTGTCTGCGAAATCACGAACAAGTTTACTCCTCGCCTCTTGTTGGTTTGAACGCAAACCTGCCGTACCAGCAAAAGGTATGTTTTCAGCAGCCCCTTGAGCTAACCTTCCAGTTTTTGATTGCGGAGGTACAACGTCAGTTGTGTATAAAGGAACATTATTCTGCTTAGCGAATTCTGACAGCTCAGATGCCTCTTGCGTTGGTTTTCCGGTTGCCACCCGATAACCACTATTAATAAGCTTCTCCGCCGCTTTAAACCCACCTCCAAGCCCTGCTGATAATGCTGTTTGTAGCGGGTTAATATCGCTACCGCCCGCCATATTAACGGACGATTGTAGAGCCAAGTCTGTACCTGCTGATTTCGCAGTGGCACCTAGTACAGTTGATGCTCTTCCCGCTGGAGTAAATGCGGCCGCGTTCGCTATAAATGGCATGATATCTTCAGCTGATAGACCAGGCTTATTTAATGCATATCGGCCAGATGGTAAGTCAACTAACAGGTTCCCCTTTTCATCTTGAGATACCTTGCCTCCCATATTCCCGATCACTTTTACAAAGTCGTTGTCGTTGCCGAACATTTGTACCCAAGCCGCTTTCATTGCGTCAGTATTGAATGCATTCATTTCTGGCGAAGACATGATCCCTTCTAGCCCTTGGACTTCAGGAGTCATCTTGCTTTCACCAGTGAAGGCATCTATTACGTTTTCACGGAAACTTTTGGCGTCCTCAGACGATTGCTGTAACCCTTGAGAAAGATTCTGGTTGGTTTGCTTCATGCCGGCGATATAACTATTTTCTGGCTGTGCTGGTTGAGTGCCTTGTTCTTGTTGTGCCGATGCGTCGAACTGATCAAAAAAATTCCTTACTTGCGGTAGGTATTCTTCTGCTTGTTGATTATGTAAGCTTTCGGCATAAGCTGTAGCGTCTTCTGGTGTTGAAAACATACCTAAGTGCTTACCTGTTCTTAGGTAGTTATCAATAGCTTCGTCGTCAGACATGATCCTGCCATCATCACTAACTGTGGGTATTAACACCTCCATTCCATCAATGTTTGCCGACAAACTCCTAACGGTACTTATGCTACCGTCTTCATTTTTCACCACTGGCCGATTATGAATATCAATATTACCTTTCTCAATCATACCATTAGGTAATTTTTGCTCATCAAATTGATCAAAGAAATTAGCCATGTAATTATCCTTATGGTAGATATCCGTATTTAGCTTTGAATTGAGATGCTAATGATGGATCTTGCTTTAATGCTTGAATCGCCGCTTGAGGGGCTTGTTGCTTTGGTTTCTGGCTTGATGGTGCACCTAGATTGGCGTTATTCCTTGAATTAAATGCCTTCGTGTATTGGTCAATTATTTTCACTGAATTCTGCAATGCTTCAGGGCTGGAATAATCAAGCTGTGGCATTGACTGGAAGAACATTTTTGCTTCTGCAACCGTATTAATCCCACTAGCCCCCATCTCTCTAGCTGCACTAATACCTTGATTTTGCATGTTACCCTGTATACGTTGAGCGGCATTATATAAAGATCGCGCCTCTTTATTCACCGTCCTAGTTCCTGCGTCAGCTGTTATAGGTGTTGTTCCTGTTCCTCCAGTAATACCAGTAATGGCATTTAATTGGGAAATAGGCGCGTTTGCTATTAAAGATAAATCCTCATTCATGCGTGTAGTTGATGCATTATTTGCTGTAGACGACACACTTGATAAAGCATTGACAGGAATGGTTACTACATTACCGTTAGCGTCGAAACCCTTGTAATACTTGGAATCTCCTGCGCCTTGAGCTTTAGGGTCAATCATTACAGTTTGCCCGTTGGATAACTGAGCCTGTTGTAATTCACTCTCTCCCCTACCTTTTAACGCTAAAAACTGCTTACGTTGCTCAGGGGTAAGCGATGCCATGTACTCGTACTCTTGCACAGATGCAGGCTTGCTTCCTGAAGAGTTAGCAGATCTAATAGAGTTTTGAGCGGAGATATTTTGTCCTCTAATTTGTATTTGATGACCTTCTCGCGTCAACGCTTCACTGGCTTGATTACTACGCACTGTCTCGGAAAGTTTATCTCTATCAATAGAACGACCTTCGATTTTATCCTGAACATCAAAATACTTATCAGGGCCTAATGCCGACATGCCGATATGGTCAGCTAACTCTATAGCCCCTTTTGGGTTTTCATTTGCCATTGCCAGAGCCTGCTGAGGGTCAATACCTAATCGTCTTAACTCATCAGCGTTTTTACGGATGTAATCAGTAGTATTACCACTATTAATAGCTATCCGGTAGCCAGATGCTATGTTTCCTAAAGATTCCCTGACGTCCTCTGATATTCCCTGCATACCTGAGGTTATTTTCTCAGCCTGATCTGGATATGTAGCCATCAACTGCCTCATAGCGTCTCTATCTCCAGATGCGTACGCCTTACCCCACAAAGATTGGAATTCTCTATCTCTTTCCTGAGCTTGCTGTTGCTTGTACATTTCACCAAGTCCACCAAGCCCTTGAGCTAACTGCAACCCGATATTATTAGCTCCAGACCGTTGCAGGTCATTATTTTCTCGGATCATAGCAAGAGTTGCGTTTGCGTCACTTGCTTTGGGGGCATTAGTATTATTTAAACCAATACCGCCAAGAAATCCCCCTGATCCTTGCTGGTTCCATGTAGCCATATCATCACCTTAAAATAATGAACCAAGAACACCAAGACCACCACCTATCGCAGCACCCCATGGACCACCAATAGCCATGCCGGCAGTAGCACCACCTAATCCACCCATAATCCCTTGTTGCATAGATGAAGGTCGGTTAGCCATAGCCGCTTGAGCAGCTGCATTCTGTTGTAGTAACTGCCCTGTATTATTGGCGTAACTCTGACCTGCGTTTGCCTGACCTTGTAATGCTCCTAGACCAATATTCGCCAAATTCTGATAGTTGTTCATTTGATCAGAAAGCCAGCTTTGTCCTAACATTGGCGCGATAGAAGCAAGCTGATTACTTGTCGCAGTGGAACCAAGTCCACCCATAGCTTCTGCACCTGCTAACTGCTGGTATCTGGCTTGGTTTGCTAAATCATTAAACTGTTGAGAGTTGTAGTATTGGTTTAGTGCGTTTCCTTGTCCCTCTAATGTTGACAGGTTTTGCATTTGTCCAACGTACTGTTGCGCCATAGGTGTAAAAGGCGCCAAGTTATTCATGGTGGTTTGCCATATTTCACGCTGTAACGCTGTAGCTTCACGAGTCGCATCAGCTTGAGCACCTGCACCACCATCACCACCACCTTTCATCAGACCTGACATTGGTAGCGTTTTATTTTCAATCCATCTGATTATTGACATTTCAATAACTCCTCATATTGAGAGCGTTTTAATTGATACATCGTTATACCAACAGGCTTACCGTTACTAATGTATGCATCATCTAAATGACCGACACGAGTAGCACCAAGCATTTTCACAATAACGCGACCATATTTTGTGGTATCAGGAACCATAGTTACCGAGTTAGTGAATTGACTATTTTCCAGTAACCACTTGCAGAATAATTTGTGTGCATCAAAGGCGTACTTGCCACGGAATCCAGTATCAAATATGGCGTGACACTCAACAACTGTATGCCAGAAGTTACGCACCTCGAAAACACCAACCAACAGAACTCCTTCATAAATACCTAAGTAAAGCGCATCAGGTTTAATGAAATACTGATCATTACTATCAACGATATTTCCCGTGTTCGACTTATCATTTAAAAACTCAGATAGTCGAATAGGATTATCAATAATTTTAATTTCCATTAGTCTATTAATCCGTGTGAGCGAAGTGCATCTTCAAGCGCCTTGATTCTCTGTCTAGCCTCAATTAACCCATTTGCTAGGGTTTGCATTTCTGATCGAGTGTAATCAGCACTGAATGAGTAGGATTGGTTAGCGTTAAACGAACCCTTAAATTCCGTACCCGTTGCTGATGTAAAGCCAGTAACACGAGAGCCAACAACTTTAGTTCCGTTTACTGAGTAGGATGTTGAAACATCGATGGGCGATAAAAGCTTTTGTTTTTCTGTTTTACTGAGAGAAACGTAATCAACTTTGATTTCAGATATTTGACCATCGAGGTCTTGTATCTTTATTTTCAGCCCATCAATGTCTTGCTCAACATTAAGGACTCTTACCTCTAACTTAGATAAATCCTCTTCCGTTTTCGTTATCCGCTCTTCATGATTTGCTAATTGATTGCCATGTAGAATAATAGTCTGCTCAGCATCACCAAGTCTTTCCTCATGATCATCTAGAATAATGTCTTGTTCATCATTTTTAACTTGAGCATCGAGCGCTTCTACGCCAGCCTCATTTGCACGACCAGCCACCTTTGCCATATCATCAGCGCCACTCAACACTATACGTCGATAGGCTTCGCTAAAGTTAGAAGGCAGCATGTCTGGAATAATATAAGCGGATTGGATTTCTATTGGCTTAGAAAGGTTTTCATTTGCCATTATTCAACCCTCATAGATAGATCGCTCAGTGTTACAGGTGACTTAGTGATAACGCGAACCTTAAATCCTATATTCTTCCTCACTCTTCCTACTCTTCGCCACAAAACACGGCGGTCATATTGGAATGGTGAGTTCTGTTCAATCATTTGCTCTCGACCAAAATTAATGCCATCAGCCGTTGCCGACAAAAATAAACGATCAGCAATTTGAGCGACGCCTGTTGATGCCTCAAGCTCTAAATCGAACACCCTTGCGTTATCGGCTTTAGCCATGGGCGTATATAAGATATGCTCCACCTGCTTGTCGTACTGAGATGATTTATTGAAAGCAAGATTACCAATAACTCCCTCATTCTTATCCGCGACAGTGATCTGATTACCTTCGTACATAAAATCAATTGCACGATAGGTTTCTTCATACAGTCCAGACTTTAGAATGCACCACTGCGGATATTGCTGGCTTCCTGCTGCATCAAAGCAAAGTGTATGGCGCTGTAAGTGAACAATGAGTAACTCATGACCATCAAAGCGAATAGCCTCAAGAACCGCATGTGATAACTCGTATGACGTATAGCTACGAATGATCTTATCAATACTTGCTGTGGAAATTTGGCTAGCCGTTCCAGCACCAAGAATATAAATAGAAGGCGCGCCGTTTGCAGGGTTACTGATGAATGCGAATGATTCTCCAAACTTACACTTAGCATCACGACCAGCAATGCCCATCTGAACAAAATAAGATGGTTGTGGCGCATATATTACTTGTGACGCGTTTGTTGATCCGGTAATGGTAAAGTATTCGATAGTTGACGAACCAAAGCAAAGCACCATATCACGCCAAGAGGCAATGGCGATTATGCCGTCAGGTTGAGATTCAGCAGTGTAAAATGGACGATAACGATCAGGTTTAGACTCATCTTCTAAGTCAGTAACTCCGAACCTTTCACCTCCTTTCTGTAACCAAATATAACGCCCTCGGTTACGAGCAACATCAACAACATCACCTAATTCGTATTGAGGGTATCTCTCAACTACCTCTAGCGCCTCTTGCGTCATTATAAATTCAGTAACGTCTTTGGCTGTTTGCTCGCTAGATTTGGCAAGGTTCATTTTATACGTGACTGTAATTTTACCACCTGCGCGCTTAACACCTTCTACCAGAACATCAGTAAGATAAGGTTTATCATCTTCTTCCTGCTGAGATAATTTAACGCCCACCATTTGCTCAGTGATAAGCATCTCATTACCGGTTTTACCATCAGAAGTTTTAGGCGTGATTTTTAACGTTAAGAACCCATCCAGATCACCCTTTGTGAGTGGCACAAAATCATCATTGCCGTCTTTGTGAGTCCATTTTTTAACGTCGCGTTTATACCCTTCGGTAATTACCTTTTCTTCAGGCCAGTTAGATAATTCCTTAACCTCACCGTCATAGCGATAGAGTTTTAACTTACCGCCTGACGCCACTGCTTGACTGTAACCCGAGTGCGCCATGGTAACCCTGTCTTTACCTTGAATGTCAGCAATAGCATTCTGTCCACGATAAAGTTTATTTCCACACACGCGATAGACCGTGTTGTTTTTCGTGTTGTACTGGACACCACGAGATACACCATCAACACTATGACGCTTTTCTAATGCAGGGAACGAACGCAAATAACCGGACGCATTCAATACTTCTTTCGGTGTGGCCAACATATTAACTGGAAGACCATCAATATAATCTGCTGTATGCGGGTCTTTTCGCAAACCTCTAGCAAGAGGTATTTGGATCCTTGGCATGTGGTTTTCTCCTGTGGAAGTATCGCTGACCAGTCATCGTTAATAATCGATTACCTGAGCCAATAGGGAAACCATCGGGATGATGAGATCTGGCATTTTTAGCTCTCTTTAAAGCACAGCTTCGCATGAGTCTTTCTTTGCCATATCTAGCAGTTGTAATGACCTTATCAAGCGGGGCAATTTGGTAATCAGGTGCAATGCGAGTAGCTAAGTTGTAGATAACTGCGTTAATGGCTTGTTTGTTTAACCCGTGTTCATCACCTTGATCGATAGGAGTGTCTTCATCAGCGAACTTATAGCCAGTATGAATTCCTGCACCATCTTCAAACCATTCGTACATCATTGATTCTAAATCAACCACGCCATCTTCTAATGACTGAGGCTCGATATCGGTTAATGTAGCATCGGAAGCAACGCCTAATTTACGTAACGCCGCTACAACTAACTCACCCTTCGTTGTTATCTGCATCTTTCACCGCCTTTTTCTTGGTAGCGGGTTTATCTTCAGTCTTCTTCTTGGTGTCGTTTGGATTTTTACACCAGCCATCTTTCAAATAACTTTCAAGTTCATCATCGTTGACAGTAATAATTTGAAGGTTCATACCCCAAATTTTCACATCACCATTAGCTTTATAAAGCATCGTTTTCATTGTCATCTCCAATAAAAAAAGGGAGCCGAAGCTCCCGAATAACAACGAGGGTTTATTTTTGACCTGTCAGCCCAACACCAACTGCTTCAGGTCGTTTGGTACATGCAGAATACCAAACGGCAATACGGCATTTGCCTTCCAGTGTTGAAATATCACCCTGATATGCAACAACGCCATTTAAACCAACAGAAGGAATGTTAAACGCCTCTGTCTTCATACCACTAAACAGCGCATGGTTAAGCGGGATAGGTTGGGATAGCAGAGTAATTGAATCATCAGCCCAGAAGATGTTTGTCTTAGACGTTTTCACGTTAAGAACATTAATTGCAGCGCCATTTGCAAGAGATGTATTCACGTTGGCATATGCGCGTTGCTCTGGTTTTAAATCTGTATCATCAAGTGCAATCGGCTTAGGCATAATAGTAATGTTGTTACCTTCAACACCAACAACAGCAAATGTTGCATCCTGAGTAAGTAAGTCTTTCGCCATTTGCGAGATGAACTTAACACCAGCAAAACTGATCTTATCACCGCGTTTAAATGCTGAACCGTCACTAACTTTAACTACTGCTGTGCGGTTATCAACGTTTTCACGATTTCCGTCAACATCTTCTTTCCATGCTTCAGGCTTGAACTTCTGCGCACCATCAACTGTAACACCAGTTGCTGTTCCAGCGGTTAGAGTTGGAAGCTTAGGTGAGCGAAGAACATCTTCAAACCCAGCAACTTGCTTTTGAATTGTTCCTGACTTGTAAGCCTCTTCCTGAATGCGTCCGTATAAGTCTTTACCTACCAGATTATACCCAGCCTTCAGGTAGTCATCTGGGTTAAAGAAATAACTAAGACCTTGGTTGCGGTTCAGCTCGCGTGAGAACATAAGAGACTCTGCTTGAGACACAAACCCCCAAGAATCTGCACCATTAGATAGATCACCTGCATCAGCAACAACTAAAGATGCCGTGTCTGCTGCTTGTTTTGCAATGGACGTCTCAACGTTGTTAGCCAGCTTTAACCCAGATGCACGAATACGACGACGTAAAGACGTTTCGTCACGAACATCATCAGCACGTAAACCGAAGAAATCGTTATCAGGAACGCCCATGTTACATTTAACAGACAATTCCAAGATACCGGTTTCTTTATCTGTTAAATCCCAGCCTTTCTGCGTTGGCGCTTCTTGCTCTACTGGCATCCAGAAAGTATTTTGAGAGCGCTGCATATCGCCAGCAGGCGGCGTATATTTACCTACACGCTGAGCCATTGGACAGTTATTTTCGATAGTGTTTACTACTTCATCCACCATATAGGTGATGATTTGACCTTCATTTAAAGCCATTATTTTATTCCTTGTAATTTAGCCTTGATTGCGCGGTACTTTTGAACATCACCTTTACTTGCTGCATCATCCATTTGCTTTTGTAATGCCGCGACATTTGCCGCTGTAACATCACCGCTAATTGGTTCGTCGGCAGGTGGAGCTGATGAACGTTGTGTACCGCGAGGCTTGAGAGTTAAACGATCAGCTAATCGAGTGAGTTCGATAGTGACTTGAACTGGGTTTTTGCTAAATAAATCTTTGGCTTTTTCTGGGTTTGCACCTAGGTAGTAAATGATAGCGGCTGATTTTTCGGGAAAGTTCTGCGCGATACCCTCATAAACACCTTGAGGTAATACTTGCAACGCTGAATCTTCCTTTTCCTGATAGTCAGGCAAGTTTAACTTCTCAGCCGCATCATAATGAGCCTTGATTGCATTAGCGATTTGTTGACCTTGCTGTGTGTATTCCTGAGTTTTACGACCCTGATCCGCCACAGCTTTACTTCTTGCGTCCAAAGCCTTGTTTTGCCATTTCAGCAACTCAGCCTGAAACGCAGCGCTAGCCTTATGTGTGTCATAGTCATATTTACCGAGCACCTCCTCAGATAAAAAATCATCCAGCTTAGGCATTTCTGGTAGCTCAGGATTTACCCGCAAGTCTTCAGGAAGTTCGCCATTTTCAATTGCTGCTATCTGTTGCTCAATTTCTCGCTGGCGTTTACGAGCGATGCGTTTCGCTGCTTGGATAGCATTATTGCTTGGCTTTCCTTCCTGTGGTTTCTCATCGTCTTTCAGGACAATCTCGAAGCCTTCCTCCTGTCCTGCTGCTGAGTTGGCATTTTCAGCAGACTGACTTTCTACGGATGCCGCCGCCTGATCGTCGGACAAGTTTAATTCTTCAGAGTTATTCTGAATTTCGGTGGTTGTACTCATGATATTTAACTCTCTTACATGGATTGAGGATTATTCTCGACGTTATTGTCGGTAGGAATGTTTTGTTGTTGCTGTTGTGCAACCTCGTTCAGAAGTTTAATGGCCTCTCTTACTGCCGATTCATCTATATTCCTAGCTTGAGCCAGTTTATAGACTGTATTAGCTTGAGACTCCATTGCATCTTGCTGAGCGGTAAATGCTTTGATTTGAGTTTGTGCTGTTTCGTTATTAGCTTTGGTTTGCTCTGCTTGAGCCGCGATGATTTGTGCCTGAGCTAACATAGCGTTAGGATCTTGATTGCTTTGTGCTGCTTGCTGAGCTTCCATCAACCATTGTTGTTCTTCCTCGGTTTCTGGTTTCTTCAAGCCATTAACAATCAATTCCTTGTTGGCGTAATCTCTGATGTATTCAACACCCTTGCCTTCCATCATATTTGCATATGTCAGCACCATGACATTCCACATTGGATGCTCTACTGGAACCTTGGTGATAAGCTCGCCTATCTCAGCCCTAGCAGCATCTTTTTGTGATTGGAAAGATGGGCCCACATCAGTAAATGTTTCGTACTTGCCTCGGATATCATTGCGAACAATCATTTCACCTTTGCGGAAGTCTAATTCTTCCTGCATTAGCTCAACCTGATTCTCACCCCCATCTTCAGCAGTTGTTGTTACTGTTCGATTGGTGTCGTATATCTCAGCTGCGATTGATGCGTAAATTTCACCATCACGGCGCATTGCGATAGCTAAGTTATCCTGAAACACGTATGTCTCTAGGTCGATGCGACTATTTAGTTGATTAACGGTATCGAACGCCACTTGTCCATTAGCTGCCTCAGTATCAACGCCGACACGAGCGGTTGATTTAGCTGCTTCCGTTGCCACTTCCAGAAGCAATGCATCAGCCTGTGAAACCTCGGCATTCTCCATATAAGCAACGGGCGAAGGAGGCAGGTCAGCATTGTTCTCATCAGTACGGTTGAGTAGATAGTAAGGGTAATCGTCCTCACCGCTATACATGTGCTCATACCCTGCTATTTGCTCAGGGTAAAAGAATGGCTTCTTCTTAGGTGATTTGGCGGCAGTGTCGGCAGACTTGGATAAGATAAAGTTACGCAGCCGTTGAGCATCTTTAGATAACCTGACAACCCCCTCATACAGTTCGTTATCATCAAATAATCCCCACTCACCATACACAGGAACAATTGGTATGTGCTCGCCAGCTATCGGCATTCTATCTTTCAAAATACCAGTGCTAGTGATGATTGACTTATAGACTCTGCGCTTCTTAACTTTACGCTCACCTACTTTTTCATAACCAGCATCAGCCAATTCATCAATCTTTTCTTTCGCTTCTTTTGCTGAATAAGTTTGAAGGTCATTAGTTAGCGGATCGCGATAGACAAATACTAACTCCCTCTTTTCCTCAACTTCGTAATACTCAGCAACATGAATTGTCTTTCCATTCGACCAAGTGAAAAGTAAGTCATTGTTCGGTGATTGGAATGATGGTTGAATGTCAGGATCTAACCCGTACTGCTCAGCGAACGCTTCCCATCCATTAATATTCATTGCGTGAATAATAGTGCAATTCTTAGCGTCAGACTTATCCATTGCCTTGGCGTTGCAATCCCATATAACGTGAGTACAAGACTCATGCATTGGAACACGTCGGATGATCTGGTTATTACTGGTTGGGTTATCGTCCTCATACTCAGTGACGAGTCGCCAAGCGCCGTAACCACATTCGATTTGCTCTCTTACTGCCACATTAACGGCAATCTTTGAGCTATTGTTTCGCATGTCAGTTCGATACATGCCCATAAGAATATCAGCGGCATCGGCTGGCGCGTTATCCTTCGGTCGATACTGAACCTCAATAGGATTCTTGCGCATCTCAGCGACGAGCTTACGAACCATTGGGCGCACTACGTCAAACTGACCTCGGTATTGCAATGTGACATAGTTTTCCAGCCAGTCGTCCCACTGACTAACGCGACTAAAGAATAAATCGTTTCTCGCCTCCGTTCTGGCATTTTCAGATGCAGAGTAATCGAGGTCGAATTTGCGAAGTATTTTCTCAAGCCGCTCGTTTCTATCGACCATCTCTATCTCCTAATAGGTCTAATTGGGGCGGGGATTCTCTTTTCTTTAGGCTTTTTGATATCACGCAACTGCTTAGCGAAGCGCCTCATCATGTAGGCATAGCGAACAGCATCAAGCACATCATCGTTTGTTTTGACTATCTTCCCGTTTTCGTCACGGTGATATAGTCTGAACTCTTCAAAGAATGGCTCACAGGTATTAAATACTCTAAATCTGTTATCAAGCATCAGATCACGTAATTCATTAATACCGGACTCTACTGAGTTACCACCCTCCGCAAATGTAGCGTGCTCCTTCAGCATCAAGAATCCAGCATCTGCATACTGAGTTTTTAGCTGCTCACCACCGCCTTTCTCGTGCTGATGACCATCATGAGGCCATGCTACAGGAACTTTATTAGCCCATGACTTAACAGCACCCCACGCTTGAACTGCTGTGTTTTCTGATTTCTTCCACACTCTAGCAAGATAAAAAACACCCTCATCTTTATCCCACCATAACTGGATATGAGCCTGCGGGTGATTCCAGCCGAAATCCTGACCATCGATAATGTAAAAGTGATCAGGGCATTCGAAAGGCTGGCACTTAATAGACTCTTCGGGTATTTGGTAAATTCGACCGCTACCCATTGTTGGAATACCACGAGCACGAGCCTCTCTTTCATGTTCAGGATATGAAGCAACAATCCGTTCTTTCTCTTCCTCGGTGTAGTGATCAGCATCATAGATAGTCATGTTGACTACCTTCTGTGCCTTACTCGGGTTCTTTAGAAATTTTGTTACGACATCAGACATACCCATCAGCGGGGTGAATGTTAGGATAGAGAACTGACCATATTTGTTGGTTCTAGTTAAACCCTCGCTATAAATACTGTATGGCGGCTCCTCATCGAACCACACCCCATGAACAGAATCACCTTGCCATCGTGCTCGACCTTGAGAATATGGCTTGAAGTAGCATATGGACATACCATCTTCAATCCCATCTTCCGTGTGATGTCTAACAAGAAGGTGGTCGACTAAGTTCGGGAAGAAAGGCGACTTCTTCCAGCTAATAATGTCCTCTTTCGGGATTGCTCCATAACCAGGATCATCATTCTCTTCGATGCGACCACATAGAATGCGCTGCGTCGTCTTCGTAACTGTCTCATTAGTCTCGCCACCAACCCAGAATATAACTGGCTCATAGAATCTCTTCCCTTCCCATTCTTTTCCATACAGCCCATCATCTGGATAACCTTTTGTTCCTGGGTAGCGACCAGTAAGATGAAAAGCAACTTCGGCTCCACCAGTGAATGATTTGCCTAGTTGGTTTCCAGCCATAAAGCAGCGCTCAGGGTAATCATTCCCAGAGTCAATAAATTCTCTTTGCTTGTCATAGGGAGAGTATTCAAATAAGCGGTGCGTTTTCCTGTACTCTTCCTCTTCTTCCAATAACTCAAGCAATTCGTATTGTTCGTCGTCGCTCAGGTTATCAAGTATCTGATCCAGATTTTCCACGGTTGAATAACTCCTTAATTCGAGAGCGTCGCTTGTCACGGTCTCCCTTATCTGGAGTTACATCCTCGACCTCTTGTCTGTCTTTGAGACCTAAATCACGAGCAATAATATTTGCATTCAGCAAGTCAGCGGCTGCGCCTGAGAATTTCTGATCGTAGATAACTTTCTCAGCTCGCGTAGTGACCTCGATAAAATCTTCTCTGGCTCGATACAGTCGCCATGTGTCCTCATGTATATCCAAGAACAAACAAAGCCCTGATAGCGTCATAGCTCGCATTTTAGGCAATGTTTCTTTAGTCACTGCCCCTTGGAATGCAAACGCCTTAGTTTCATACAGTGGATTATCTTCAACCCACTCGAAGTATTCACAACAAGCGTTCCATAAATCATCAGGAGACTCGAATATGGGTTTTCTTCCGTGACTACTTCTAGCCTCCCAGAACCTATTTCCTTTTGGTGCTGCCATATATCCACCTAATCATTAGCACTAATTTTGTAATAAAACTTATTTATCTCATTACTAATCCAACCAGTTAGATACGCCAACGCCTCATGATTTTCATAGTCTACTTTAATACCAACTATTTCTAACACCTTCCATGCGGCATGCACTGACTCATGAGATATAGTGTCGGCATTAAAACAATCGACATCTTTAAAGCTAATGAGGATTATCATCTCGCCAGTTTTTGTATTTTCAATCTGAACAACCTGCCCCATATTTGATGGGGTATGTATGCCCGAACCATAGATACTGCCTGCAACATCCTCAGTAGCGCAGATATGAATGTTAAGTCCGTATATGGGGACTTTTATTTTTTTATGTAATTTCACATATCCCCCTTTAATCAATTATCCAGCCCACTCGTAAATGAGCTGTGTAATTAACTATTGCGTGAATAGGTCGAGTGCTTCTTGAGCTTCTCGTGCTGCTTTCTGTGCTCGTGATACAAACTCACTTTCAGTCTGGCATGTTTTGTATGCGTCTTTGAATAACTCAAGCTTGAGCGCATCGTCTTTTACGAACTCGATAGCAGCTTGAGCCGCTGCGGTATCATTGCCAACTAACCGCAATAGCTCTAAGCGCATTTGATTCTGTGCTGTAATTTCTGTCATTTGATGTTCCTGTGTGAAGTTAATCGCAACCATCATTACGTATCACTACGTTACTTTGGTCACTTACGGCTTACCCGTCAGCAAGAAGGATCACCTCCTGTTACCTTGTCGGGGTTATTCTTTTGGAATGCTTTTATCCAGCTCTTCACGGAATTGAGTTGGGTTATCGAAACCTTGTGCTGCCATGATATTTCTCCATTAAAAAGCCCCGCTATTGAGCGAGGCATTCAGTGTTGATGTAATTCTGCAAATACAAAGTTTGCTGTTCGTTCTCGACTATCATTTCTCTGAGACGTAGATAATCTTGTTCAACTGCTTTGTTAAGTCTTGCGGTGGTTTCATTGCTTCCGCTTTCGGTGGAATTTTTGGTGACTGCTGGACACTCGGCTTTGATGTACACCCGCTTATTGCCAGAGCTAACAGCATCACGAAGAGTGTTGATTTCATTCTTTGCACTGGCTAACTCCTGAGTGTATTTAATATCGAGTTGATTTAGTCGAGTGATACGAGCTTGGTAGTCTTTGTTGATTTCGACTTGTTGAGATAGTTGACTAGTTAATTCAGCATTTGAAGCTTTTAGCTTACCAATCCTGTTACCCTGCCACGTCATACCGACGCTCATCATCAAAATAACGCCCACGGACACTATCGTTTCGCCTAGATTCATAACAACAACCATGCATCTTCAAATACTTTTGGGCTGTAAGGCTGATAACCCAGCTCAACACCAACAATCGCTGTGCCCAATGCAATCATAACTTCTTTTTTGTTGACTGATACACAATCTTCCGTACTTACATTCAATTCTTTAGCGACTCGATGAATGTATCCCTCAGTATTATTTTCTTTGGGCGGAGCATAGCGATTGATGATTTCACGGATAGAACATAACCCGTATTTCTTTTCGTAGGTTCGCATCAATACATAGATTGCTCGTATACCATATTCAGGTGATACGAATTGGCAAAAGTCTTTATCGGTTTGCTGTGCAGATAGTCCTTGCCATTTTGAACCGTGTCGAATATTACCAGGGTTGTTGTTTCTTTCCCCGCGTGCTGGTCTAGTCATCTTTAACTCCAAACTTAGCCTTTACTATTTTGACCGCACCCTCAAAAAGTGCGTATAGTTTCTTTGTCCCTAAGAATCCAATTACAACACCACAGAATTCCGCCAATAATGCCCACGAACTAGCATCACCACTACGTGATAGCCACCAATCAATAAACCGAATAGTTCCAACACTAAGCAAGCCACACATAACAGCCTCACCTAAAGAACGCTTCCATTGAGAACCAGCCTGTCTTTCTCTGATGTATGCAATTGTTGTAGCAATAGTAAATCCACCTAAGAGTGGGAGGACCGATTGTAACCAGCGTAAAATCTGCTCCCATTCGAATTTTTCTGGCATACGTTTCATACCCACCTCCCCATAGGAGGAATTTAGTTAATAGAACGCCGACTCACAGCTCTTGTGTGAACGTGAGGTGTTGTGATTGATTCTGTGGTCGGCATATACGAAAAAGCCCCACTAAAAGTGAGGCTTGCTATAAGTGATTCATAATTACTCTGGGGCTGGTAAGGCTAATATTATATCATTCAGATGAGGTAATGCTTCTTTATCTTTACCCTTAAAGTAAGTTATTGATTTATTCTTTATCCAGTTGTTAATTTCAAAATTAAACATTGTCATTAACTCATTTGGATAAAGCCTTGCCTTAACAACTGGTCTTCTTCCATCATCAAATTCATGCTCATAAACAGGAAATGAATCAGGATCATAACCTCTAGCCCTGAGAATATCGCTAAAGAATCTACCTAAAGATATGTCAGGCATAAGTTTTTGTGGGAGCATATACCCTCTAGATTCTAATGGAGCTAATAACTTTAAAGTCATTTGATCCAGCATAGAAAAGTGAGTTGGCGGTATTTTTTCCCGATTAATTAAGTAACGCCTTACATGATATGGCATCGCTGATTGATGCTGTTTTGCACCAGACATCCAATCGAATACCCATTTTGAAACAAGAACAGCGAACTTAGGTGAAGCCCATTGACCTAAGTTGATAGCTACCTGAGGATGAACCCAAGTGCCTTGCATTTGAGAAAAACCACCTCTAACTATTTGAATTAATTCCGATACCGGAATTCCGGTATCGCTCGATAATTCAGCAACAAATGCTTTTGTTGAGTTATTATCAAGGTAATGATTGAGCCTCTTCCCAGCAGCTTGACACATTGCAGTAGCATTTATGTATCCATCATGAGCTCTTTGTGAAATAACTACATTGTTTTCCTGCCTAGAAATTAATGGCAATTCTAATTGGTTCATTACATCTCCTTGCAAAAATCCAAATTACATTTTATGACAAGAAGATATAAAGCTAAAGGCAAATTAATATATACGAAAAAAGACCGCCTAAGCGATCTTCTGAATGAGTTGTTCGGAATAACCGAATATGTGAACTATCCGGAAATTCCGGAGAGTTGAACTTGTAACGATTGCTTACAGGTTGCAGATAACAAAAAACCCCGCCGGAGCGAGGTCTTGAATTCTTTTAACGTTAACGAAATGGCAATAACCCATCGTTAGAACGATATTTACACAGAAAGGTGCAAAAGTCAATTCATTCGTTAGAAGTATTCGTTTTTAATTTGTTACCTTTTTTAGTATGTAATCTGCGTTACTTTCTCCTTTTTCACACTCAACCGCCAATGACTCATAAAATTTACTAACTGAACGCTTCCATTGATCAATCGTAATCCCTAAATGAGACACAGCCTGAAAAGCCTTTGATGCAGGTATTCGCTCGTAACCACGACCAGAACAACGCTTACAAGGCATACTGACAGCCTCACCGGTTAACCTTAGCGTTTCTTTGTCTATTGCCATACCACGCCCTTTACAGTCATTGCACGCACAAGAAACATAACCTTTACCGTTACACTTATCACAAGCGCATGACTCGGTGTCATCAATAATGCGAACTTCTTTACCAAAGACTTTTTTAACCTTAATCGCCTTTACCTTAAAACCTGATCCATTGCACTTTACGCACTCAATAACACTTGATGCCGATCTGCAATAATCTGCATAAGCGAATTTTGCGAGTATTTGCATTACCTTTCGCTTAACATTCATATCGAGCTTGCGTAAGGCTGGAACCTTATCGCAATGATTCAATGCATGCCGAGTTAAAAGTTGTATCGCTTTCACTTTGTCATTCTGGCTTATCTCCATCTTTCCCGAGAACGCAGAAAAGCCGAATGACTCTTTACTCTGACACATACCAAAAGCGCCCATAACATCAGTACCGGTTAATCTATCTGGCGATGTTGAGCTAGGCGCATCTGATATTGATGTTGTTTTGGCGAAGTGATATTTAACAGCGCTTTCTAGGTTCATCTCGCCTCCGGTAATACTGTGTGATTATGGCAGTCGTAGCGTGTGCTAAATGACTTTCTGAGTAATGCCTCTCTCGACATGCCGACCTCCTGCCTAACCGATAAGAAGCCGTTTCTTTTTTGAGTGACGACATGATGATGCTTTGTTTGTTGCCTAAGCCACCTAGCCTCTTCAATGGCTGCGCGGATATCAGTAAACATTAAGCCACCTCCGAATATTGATCCTTTCGCCTTTTCTCATACCAACGGGCCCTACGAGTGAATATTGATTTCATTCGCTTGAGATATTCGATGTCGAATTTACGGACCGTGTTATCGTGCTCTAAACGAATTACTCGCTCTTCGCCGATTTTATTGATGAGATTAATGCGATACGGGATGAGATTTCCTGACAGGTCCCTATTGCAGTGAACACAGCCAGCGTGAATATTGAGTAAATTAAATCTTAAATGACTTGCCGAACCCCTTGATCTGTAATGACTAGCATCTACGGACCCACCTCTTACTCCATAATTTAAGGGCCGACCGCAAGCGATGCATGGCTGACCATAGTCTCGCCAAAATATGTATTTATTTACTGCCGCTTGGGCCTCTTTGTTCCAGTCTGATTTTGTCTTTAACTTTTCCTTTCTGGCCCGCAATATTTTTCTTTCCTCAGATAAACGTTTCTTACGGCCCTTTTCTTCGGTCCGTTTAATTTCATTTGAGGCGAATTTTATTGCGCAGGATGTGGAACAAACTTTTTGGGTGGATAGGTAGGGAATGAATTCTTTGTTGCAGACTTTACAGGTTTTGAGCTTCGGCTTTTTAGCCTTCGCCACTCTTTTCCTCCTTGATTTTTTCCATCACTTCCAAATGAGCGTATTCATCAGCACACTGGGCACACACATAAATTTCATCATCTGTTAGCTGTCTATTGCATGATCGGCAGTTCATTTGATTTGCCTCATAGTTAGCCCATAACCAAACACAGCTCCAGTATCGATGTATTCCTGATTAGCGCGCTTTTCGATACCTTTAATCATTGGTGTGTGACCAAATAGAAATAGGTCCGCACCTTTAATCTCACGGACGTTATCGTCACCAATGCGCTCACGGCTCCAAATCACATACTGCTCATCTACTGGTTTGCCGAACTCGTATTCATCGGATGGATAATCAGCATGTGCAATGACTGCCTTTTTTTCATCTGTATTTACTTCGATAATAAAGGGAAGTTTCTCTGCTCTGGCTAAGCAGGCGCGGGATAAAATCTCTTCCTCATAATTTTGCAGAAAAAACCAATTACCACCGTTGTATAGCCAGTTATTGACATCCCCACCATTAAACAAGGCATCAATAGCCATTTGCTCATGATTACCACGCACCGCTCTAAACCATTTTTCATTAATCAGGTCTAGGCATTCGACATTCTGATCACCCCTATCTATTAGGTCACCAACTGAAATCAATAAATCTTTTTCTTTATCAAAATCAATTCGATACATATTCCTTTTTAATAGATTGAAGCATCCGTGAATATCACCAACCACCCAAATATGGCGATATTGATCACCATCGATTCTGAGGTAAATTCCGTTTCTTTCTTCTGTCATTTCTCTAACTCCCACTCCGCAAGTGTAATAACAAGCATCGGATTACTGCTGCTTTCAATCTTCCGCATTGCTTCATACGCTAAATGCCCTTTAAATTTGCGCTTTAATAGCCCTGCACACTTCCTGACGGCGTTATTAGATCTATGGATAGACCAACATAGCTTGAGTGTTGTTAATGCGCTCATAAACGCTTCTGCTTCGTTTTTCATCTCCACATCCTATTAATCATTGCTCGTGGTGTTGGCTTGAGCCATTTTTGGGTGGGTAGGTTGACTGATACATCGAAATTTTTCGGGTTAATATTGAGCATTTTGACTGGGGAATAACCTTGTCGCTTGTAATGCTCACAAAGTCTTTCTGCTTCTTCGTAAGTGAGAAGCTTGTGTATGTGAGGTTCTTTCATCTCTCTTGCTGCTCCTTGAGTTTCATGTATTCGCTGTCGTTTGGGATGATGATTGGAATGCCTTTTTCAATACACCATGCTTCGTGTTTCTCCATCATGTAGAGCATCCGTGCTTTATCCATCTTGCGGGTTTTCTCACGCTCTCCGTTTTCATCACGACCTAGCCAGTGACCAACAAAATACTCATGCGTTTCTTCGTTAGTGATTGGCTTTGATAGAACAACCTCACCAGCGCCATTTTTAATATCAATGACAACGCCACGCGCACGCAGCCAATCGCCTGTGGTTTCTATCCACATACGCCATGTTTTGTTCATTGGTATTGTTCTGAGTTCACGCCATTCGGTGATTTTGATTCGGTAACGCTTACCAGTTTCTGTTACTTCTGAGAGAGTTTTGAAAATGCCTTTTAGATTGGATTTATGGAGACAGATATCATCCGTCAATTAAACCTCCATATCACTCACTGTTAGCTCTCCTGCTGATACTGTTCAAACCAGAAAACAACCGGTTTATCGACCAATTCAATCAATCCAAACCTTTCAGCCGTTCTGAAATTAACAGATGATTTTCTAGCCCTATCAGCTTGTTTTTTGATTTCTTCTCGAAACACTTCAATGCTATAAACAGATTTAAATAGATTGCAGGGTGCGCATGCAGGAACAAGGTTGTCCTCTGTGTCTTTTTCAGGATTAAAACACTCTCCTGTTACTACTATTTTTCCGTTAATTCTGTCGATTTTTCTGTAAATAGGCTCTACGTGATCCGCGTGCCAACCTTTTTCTGGTAACTCACAACCACAGTAAGCGCATCGACCACCGAATAGCATCCGTAGATTTTCACGTTGTTTTTTAGTCATCATTCACCCTCTGGCATTGGTGGGAGCGGCAGGTCTTTGATGTACATCCAGTAGTCGAATGTTTCCAATGGATCCGAATCATAGTCGCTGTTATTGTGTGGTATCCATCTAAGTTCTTCGCAGTCAACACCACATGAAATTAGCTCGTATGTTATGTTCTGGATATGTTCGCCATAGATAACAATTACCGCCTCGCCTTCGGTTGGTAATTTGTCCTTTGTCTTAACCCAATTAGTTCCCTGCATTAGATGCCTCCTCCCCTATCAGTGGCTCAAATGAAACCAACTCAAATGTAATTTCACGATGGTAATCGTAATAATCATTAGTTGGTTTTAGCGTATAGACCCCCTCACCCTGAAAGTAATCTTCTCCGGTCAAAACCATTGATATTTCTTCTTGAAACTCTCGAATGTCAGTTGCGTCAAAATCACCATGGCAACCCTTTAAATAGACCTCGTTTTCGTCATCAACAGCGTGATGAATTACAACAATAGTTCCAAATGGGATTTCCTTTTGCTTGTTCATCTAAAAATCCTCTTGCGTGTTAAACGTTGGCACCTTGGAATCGCCGTTGTTGTGGTCTGCTACTTTGTTGACAGATGCTAGATGCTTGAGCCTGATCGGTGTCAAGAAAATGACCGTTTTTAAATAATTGATAGACAGTACCCAGTTTCCCAAATCGGTTTTTTGTCACAATTATTTCTGCGTAAGCTGCTGCGGGGGAGTTCTCGTTATAGACTGCATCGCGGTAAAGCATGATGATGCTATCTGCATCTTGCTCTACGCTTCCTGAGTCTCTTAAATCCGCATTGGTAGGTCGTTTATTAGGTCTCTTTTCAACATCACGAGATAACTGGCTTAGTGAAATAACAGGCGTTCTGATGTTTTTAGCCAACCCTTTCAGCGTTGCTGAAATATGAGCAATAGCCAAATCGTTACGCTCTGCGCGAGGTTTCTCAATCAACCCTAAGTAATCAACCATGATTAACGATAATTCAGGGTGACGTTTCTTGTGTCGTGTTGAAATTGCAGTGATTTGTTCAACGGTTAACTTACTGGCATCGACAACCCAAACATTCAGTCCAAGTAAATTACCTGCCCCCATTGATACCCTGCCCCAATCTTCGTCACTCATACGAGATGGGTTTCTCAATGCGCTAACAGATAGATTTGCGGATCCTGCAATCTGACGCTCTACGATTTGCTGGGAGTCCATTTCCATGGAGAAAATTAAAACTCCTTTTTTGGTGTCAGATCCGATAACATTTTGAGAGGCAACACCTTCTGTAATTTTCAGCGCGATTTCTGTTTTACCCATTCCTGGTCGAGCGGCAATGATGACCAGGTCAACAGGATTGATACCTCCCATAATTTCATCTAATTCGCGGATCCCCGTTTTTAACGTGTCCGACTCCTCGCCTTTGTTAACACGTTCTTGTAAAACTTCCGTGTAATCTTCGATTAACGATGACACATGGACTGGTGCGATATCACCTTTCGAAGAATGCATATCAGATGCCTGAGCAAGAAAACTTTCCATTGCCTCACTGGCTTGCTCAATAGTTCCGTTCTCAATCACACCGCGCACAGAATCCATTAACTGGATCATAGCTCTACGGTTATGATTATCGGTCACCATCTTGGCATAGCCTTTCAGGTTGGCTGCGCTAGGGCAATCCTTGGCTGTTTGAATGATGTTTGCTAGGTGTTCACTTCCCATTCCTTCAGCAACCATCATCATATCGATGACACCGCGAGACTTGGCTTGTTTTTGAATAACTTGATAGGCTTCTCGATAGAACCTAACTGAAAATGATTCAGGCTCTAAAGTGGCCAAAACATCCGAGGCATCAGGTGTTAACCCTGAAATTAACAAACCGCCAATAACACTTGCTTCAAATTCCGTATTGATCACTTAAAACCCCCTGTCAGCAAATTTACCTTCTCGAACACCCGTCAACGTTGTTTCTCTTAGCAGATAATCAATGTCAGCCGTCCAGCCTGTGTCGTTTTCACCAAAATAAAATGGCTTAGCCATTCGAACAAAAGCTCTTACGTAGGCTCGCCAACCATCAACGTTTGCCGTTGCAAGGTTTTTGATTATCTTCCTGATCCGTGTTTTACGTTTCTCGTTAGCTTCCACAGCGTGAGGTAATCTGTCGCCAACCTCCTCGTTGTAGGCATTGAGATATTCATCGTAGTTAATTGGAGTTGATTTTCTCTTGGTAGGTTTTACCGATTCTCCCCCTTTCACCTCGTGAGGGGTAAGGGGTGTATTACTTTCTTTCTTTTCTTTTGTAATAGTTTCTTTTGTGTGTCCCTGTTTTGGTGACAGCGCTGTCACGCTTTTGGTGACACTTTTTGTCACTGTTTTGGTGACAATGACACCGTTTTGGTGACACTCATGAATATCCCACTCAGTTAGGTTTTTATTAGGCCCTATCGCCATACCAACTTTCACTATAACTTTCATAGCGATAAGCTCATTTTTTGCCTTGTTAACTTTCTGCCTTGGTAGTCTAGTTAACTCTGCCAACTGACTGTCTGATATGCGGTCTGTTTTCTTATTAAACCCATAAGTTTTCCTGCAAATAGCATGAGCAACTTTTGCCTGATTCTTTGTTAGGTTTGCGCCAATTAATTCTTCGTAAAGCTCATTAGCTAATTTTGTATAGCCATTATCAAGATCTGCCACGTTAGGCCTCTCTTGCCGTCGTTGATTACCAAAATCTGCATATGCAACATTACTCATGCGATCCTCCTAGTAATTTCTCACGATGCTCATTTCTCAATTTTGCATCTTCGAATGCTTCCTTTAGACGTTTACCTCCTAATGGTGTCACTTCTCGTAACGTCTTATCTCGCATGATGTTTTTATGCACTTCGTGACGATTAAACCAATGATTAACCTTTTTCTTCATGGTATAATTCCCTTATTCCTAATCTGTATCAGCAAAAGGGAAACTCAAAATCAGCTTCCCTTTAATACTGGTTATTGATACAGTGTATTTGTTAGTTGAACAGACCTAATTGTTCTTCTCTAAAGGCCTCAGTTGTTCCCGCAATTGAGGCTTTTTCATATGCATGAACTTGAAGTTTTAACCTCGATAGCTCAGCCATATTTTCCAGATACAATCTATAATCTGATTCCCTGATAACCTTCTCGCCTTCCCTCACAAAACCAATTACACGACGTGTGGCAAGCATTTCGCATACACCATCAATAGATTGGATTCTTCTTGAGATAGTCGAGTCTGAACGTGATGTGGCTTGTGCAATTTCTCGCTGATCACCATCACGTAATATTTGAAGTGCGCTACTTACTAAGTGGCGTGTTCTAAATTCAATAGCTCGTTTGTCACGAACTGTTTTGCATGTGTTTCCGTATTCCATTTGTTAAATTCCTTCTTAGATTACTTCCCATATTGGGAACAGCAGTAATGATCCGTGGCTCATTCCATATGAGCGGATTGTTTGCTCTGAGAATTTACTCTGAGCGGGTTAGCGATGTTAAAGAGCGGGTGAAACTAATTTTTATCTTTTACTAAATGCTCAAGTGGTATTCCGAATAGTTCGTTGATTTGAGCGTATCTTGCAGGAGGAATGCGACCTTTTTGCTCCCATTGTCTAATGGCCTGATCGCTAATCTTTAGCTTCTTAGCTAAAGCTGGAATTCCACCTGCTTTTTTAATTGTTGTTTCCAATGCATTCATAAAGATATTCCTTTAACTGATTAACAACAAGAAGAATACAAGAAACGCTTTATTTAAGCAAGTATTACTTGTTGGAAAAATAAAAGCGCAACTTGTATATTGAGCGAATGAAAACTATGCGCGAAAGAATCAAGCAAGCTAGACTTGCAAAAAACATGACCCAAGCTGAGTTAGCTGAGTTGGTAGGAGTGTCACCACAATCAGTACAGCAGTGGGAGACCAGTACTGAGCCAAGAAAAAACAGAGTTATTAAAATTGCTGAAATACTTGAAGTTGATACCAATTGGTTGTTATTCGGAATAACTGATATTGGTGAAAGAAACAAAGTCAGTAGTATTCAAATAAATCAAGATATTGAAGTTTCAGATAAAAATACCTACAAGGTGGAGATGCTGGATATCCAAGCTAGTGCAGGGCCAGGTGTGATGGTTCTTGATGATTTTATTGAGACAATAACGGCTATTGAGTATTCAGCAGATGAGGCAAAAAGACTGTTTGGTGGGAGATCTGCATCCACAATCAAGATGATCACTGTTAAAGGTGACTCTATGGCTGGAACATTTGAGCCCAGAGATCAAATATTCGTAGATATCACCACTAACTTTTTTGATGGTGATGGAATTTATGTCTTTGTATTAGATAATCAGCTATATATAAAAAGGCTTCAAAAGCAATATAAGAGACTGGCTGTCATATCGGATAACGCAAGATATGAAACTTGGTATTTAGAAGAAGATAGTATCAATAGCCTCTACATTCATGCCAAAGTTTTAGTTAGCCAATCTATAAAATACAAATTTCATGGATAGAAATTTATTTAATTATCAGGTAGTAACTAAATGAAAAATATAATTTTATTACTAATTACTGTTTCTTCAATATCTGCCCATGCTACTAATAAGATTGATATCACTAATGAAGATGACTTCAAATTGATAACTACAATCATGAAAGCATCTGAGTGCAACGCTTACTCTTCTTTATATAAATTTCAGCAAGAAAATAATGTGCCAAATGGGAATGAGTTTATAGATAAGTTCATGAGCAATGAGGCAAAAAAGAAAAACAGCACCTTAATTGATATGACCAACGATTGCCAGAAAGCACTACTGGATTTCGCAGAAATAACATCAAGTAAAAACTAGCTACCTCTCACCTACCACATCACAGATCCCTCTTTAATGAGGGATTTTTTATGCCCACAAATCACAAAAACTGCCAACAGAATAAAAAATTTAAATTTTTTACAAAAAATAACACAAACAAAAACAAGCATTTATTGTTTAAATAAAGATTAACTCAAGTTTTTACACAAGTTTTACTTGTCTTGATAAAGTAATGCTTGTATAGTTAATCACATCGAAGGCAAGGAGCCATAGATAAACAGGATGTTCGCTCTTTTACAATTAGGAACGCTCAGAATAAATTTTCAGAGCAACCACTGAGTGGTTTTTGGGATTGGTGAATGCTAAGGCTGATTGGCAGGTTTAAAAGCTAACAGTTTCCGCAAGCGAGCGATACCAGCTAAGTAGTGTCATATGCCTTCGGGTACTGGATCGTAATAACTGATATTGAGGGAGGCGAAAGCTGTTTACCTCGGCATGGCTTGCAAGTAGGAGATCAGCACCTACCACCAATCACCAAAGATCACTTAGGAGGCAAATATGGCAACAATAATTTTTAAAGAGAACTCAAAAATTCGCAGACGCAGAAAGCAAGGTGAGTTTTTGGCTCGAAAGATAGCTATGAGAAGTCGCTCAGTGGAAGAAATTTGGGATTCGATATTTGGCGTTGAGAAGAAAGAACGCCCTGTTCTCTCTCTCAAACCAACAAAGCATTATCCAAGTGGAGATAACTGTTGCTTACCTAATGTAGCAGTATTTTCAGGAGTTAAAACAAAACAGCCGAGCAGTGAGTTCGGGGTGACGGCGAGATAAATAGGAGAAGTAAGATGAAATTTGAAGATTTAACAGAAGCGTCTCAAGAATCGGCTCGTGCGGTTCTATCAGCCATGCTAGTTGATAGTTATCGACGCAATTTTAAATTAACTCGTGATGATATTTTAGAATTAGGTCATAGAGTTAGAAAGGCATTTGTGACCTTGGAAAGTGAAGAGCCTAAAGCTGAATTATGTTCTGGTTCAGGTATGTGTAGTGACTTGCATCCTGATGCCTCGTTAAGTGTGGGAGGGCTTGGCATTCAGCAAGGGCATGGAATTGCTATGAGTGAAAATAACGCAAATCAGTTAAGAAAAAAAGGAATGCTTTAGTTAACTAAAATTCATTTATTAAAATATCCAGTGAATTGCCTAACGCATTCTGAGTAATAATCGGGATTAATTATAAACTCATTGGTATGTCTCATACTCAAATGCTTTGACGAATCATGGAGAATGTCTTTATCCAACAGTGAGTTAATAACAGGGTCATTTCTTTTCCCGCCTAGAAATTCCTTTCCAGTGTCAATGAACATGGCTAGGTAATCCTTTTCATCCTCAGAAAGGCTTGAAATAACAAATGATATTTTGTGCTGATTATTACGCTTTATTGATTTTAACTTTACGGAATTAATTATACCAAAAGTTAATAAATATATTCTTTTTGTTATATCTGAAAGAAAGAAGCTAACAGGAATAATAAAAAGAACAGCATTGATATTATTTACCGAGCCAAAAATTGGCTTTGCGTTAAGAAAATCAAAGAATGATTCAGGTAAAAATAACCACAAACTGACCAGATATAGCAACCACACCATAGTAAACCTCAGTGAAATTTGGTTTTTCAAATAGGCAATCACTGCCTCAATCCAATTCGGCATGGTTGATAATCTCTTATTCTGTAGGGGTAAGTGGATTATAGCCGATTTCTCGCTGTAGGGGTACACGAGAACCACCTCGCCTGACGTGGTTAAAAGCAGGCGCAGTTAACTAATTACAGTCCATTCTGTGGACTGTGGTGAGTTGATTAATAGATAGGAGATAGATATGGATATTACGATTTTGTGCTCATCTGCTGATTGCAGTTCAGGGGTTGGAATAATGGAGGTAAAGGTCATCGATGTGGCTGATATTTCAATTCCAGAAGAATACCAAAATGAAGTGCTCAGAACCGCTATTAGTGAAGAAAATATAATTAAATACCTTAAAAGTCAGGGTTATTTAGTTACTTGTTAATAACGGAGGGAGTATGACAGATAAAACAGGTGGAGCGGCTTTTCCTGCGAGCGGGCATCCAAATATGCAATTTGTAGCTCAGGAAGGTGTGAATATGCGTGATTATCTAGCTGCTAAGGCTATGCAGGGCGATTTAGCTTCACAAAGCGCAGAACTCGGTCATTTTCCAAATGATGTAGATGATGAATGCTTAATAAAACGCGCTAAATTCTACTACCGCATGGCAGATGCAATGTTAAAAGCTAGGGGGTGATATGAACGAAAAATATAACGGAGGAGTTAAGCCTGATAATACAAAAGAAGCTAAAAAGCTCAATCGTGATTATCAAGTTAAACGCCTAATTGCTAAAGGCCACACAAAGAAGTTTGCCCGCCAACAAGTTAAACGCATTAAATAGCAAGCAGTAACCCATCACTTAATCATTCATATCGCTATTAATAGTGATGAATACGCACATAAGGGATATAGGAAATGGCAAATGAATTAGTCGTAATTGAACAAGCTACGGCGCTAGATTTGTTTACGGCACCAGAAAAAGTAAATCAGATGCTAGAGCACATTAAATCTCTTGCAGAAGAAGAGCGTAAAGAACTCGACAGTGATTTCTCAGTAGCTAAAAACCGAAAGGCTTTTGCATCTCTGGCGTACAAAGTTGCTCAAACAAAAATGTATATCGACAAGGAAGGTAAAGCGGTTGTCGATAAGTTAAAAGAGCTACCCAAAAAAGTTGATGCTAATCGCAAGATATTTCGTGATGAACTAGATGCATTAAGCACAGATATTCGCAAGCCACTAACAGAGTGGGAAGCACAAGAAAAAGCTCGCGAAGAAGCTGAGGCGCTTAAGAAGCAAATCGAAGTTGATCACGAAGAAGCTCTGCAAATGAACGAGTTGTTTGATTTGCGCAAAGCCGAAGAGGAACGCAAACGCATTGCTCGTGAAGAAGAAATGAAGCGACAAGCTGCGGAACAGGCAAGACTTGAAGCTGAGCGCAAAGCACAGCAAGAAATTGAAGCAGCAGCACGGCGCGAACGTGAAGCAAAAGAAGCTGCCGAACGAGCAGAGCGCGAGAAGCAGGAAGCTATTCAACGTGCAGAGCAAGCGGCAAAAGAAGCCAAGGAAAAGGCAGAACGTGATGCTAAAGAAGCTCAGGAACGAGCAGAGCGCGAGAAGCAATTAGCTATCGAAGCTGAACGCAAGAAAGTACAGGAAGCAAAACAAGCGCGATTAGCAGAAGAAGAACGTAAGCGCCAGGAAGAAGCTAAACGTCAGGCTGATAAGGAGCATCGTCGCAAGTATAACCAAGAAACTTTACAGGCATTAGTAAGTAACGGATTTGATGAAAAATTAGCGACTGAATTTATTAAGTTAGTTGCTAGTAATAAAATCCCCCACATGACAATGAACTACTAATACCCACCGCACCAACACCAGATAACCACCCTATCGCTCACCTAGCGAGGTAACAATGAAAACTAACTATTACAGCGCTATGCGTGATTGCATGGCGGTGCGTATCACTACGCCTTTTTTACAACTCGCACGTCAAGCGGCAAGGATAGCCGTCTCAACTAATAACAAGGATGTCTGGCGGTTGGCGAGTCAACTACAGAAGATGGCTTACGGGAGGAAAGTATGTCACTGACTATACGTTACACCTATGCAGATATGACCAGTAGAAACCGAAATAACGGCACGGAAATAGCCTTTCAGAATCTTAACGATGTCCGCATTGAAACAGAATCATTCAGGGAACTTACTCAATATTACCAACCTGAGCCATCAGAAGTCGTTGATTACATCATTAATCAGTATGACGCAAAGTCACTCGCAGCAGCTATTCATCTCTCAGGACGAGGGGAAGTAGTCGCAAAGATACTCAATGAGTTGTATTTCAGGAGGGTTGCGTGACAAATCATCAACAATGGTTGGAAGAATTACGCAGGAAGCGTAAAGAATCGCAGGAACGCGAACACGATGAATTTATGTATCAAACGGAAGTGTTAGGACGACAAGGATTGTCGGTACCGTTAAAGGATTTTGCAGGAGATTTTCAATGAACGTTTCTAACTCTTACCCTACCGATAAATACCCTCAATTAGCATCACCGTCATTAGCAAAAAACAGAGAGGAAGCTCTGGCTCAAGCTATTGCAATGATTGAGGGTCATTTGCCGAATACGAGCGTGAAGGAGAGAGAAAAGCGACTAGCAATGGAGCTACTACACATGAACTTGGACGCATCAAAAAATCACCCTCCTATTCCTCCACATATTCAGGCGTTACGTGATGCAGAAAGGAATTCTGTACCAAGTGATAAATTTGAAGTCGATTACTACGGAAGTGATTACCGACCTGGTAAGTATTTAGGGGATTAATATGACTGCTGTATATAAAGCGATTAGCAATGTAGCCAAGGAAATGGCTGAAACAGGAATAAAGAAAGGAAGTAAAAACCAACAGCAAGGGTTTATGTTCAGAGGAATTGATGCGGTATATAACGCTCTTGCTCCGGCTTTGGTTAAGCATGGATTGCTTATTCTTCCACGGATCATTGAACGTTCAGTCACGGAAAGACAAACGCAAAGAGGAGGTCAATTATTCTACGTTGTGGTTAAGGCTGAATTTGATTTTGTTGCCACGGAAGATGGTAGTAAGCACACGGTAGTGACTTATGGCGAGGCTATGGATAGCGGAGATAAAGCCACAAATAAAGCCATGTCGATTGCATATAAATATGCGGCATTTCAAGCGTTCTGTATTCCAACAGAAGAAACAGCAATTGATGCAGATGCGGAAATTCATAACGTAGCACCACGGACGGCAGATCAGATATTGGCTGATTACACTAACTTTCTTGGTACAGCTACGAACCAATCACAAATCATGGATGAGTACAAAAAAGCATGGAATGCATTGGCTGGTACTGAATCACAAAAGGAATGTGAGCGTTTAACAGGAATTCGGATTAAAGAACTTAAGGAAGTAGCATAATGGCAAGTAAAGGCGTGAATAAATGTATTCTCATTGGTCACCTAGGGCAGGATCCAGAAATCCGCTATATGCCATCAGGTGGCGCAGTCGCTAATCTCACACTAGCCACATCGGAATCGTGGCGTGATAAACAAAGCGGTGAAATGAAAGAAAAAACCGAGTGGCATCGAGTGTGCATCTTCGGCAAATTAGCAGAAATTGCAGGTGAATATCTGAGAAAAGGAAGTCAGGTGTATATCGAGGGTTCTCTTCAAACTCGTAAATGGCAAGACCAAAGCGGGCAAGATCGATACACAACGGAAGTAGTGGTCAATATTGGTGGAACAATGCAGATGCTAGGTGGTAACGGTGGTAATCAGGCAGGAAGCCAGAAGACACAGCAGAATCAAGGATGGGGCCAACCACAGCAACCGCAAGCGCCAAAACAAGCATCGAGTAATCAAGCGCCGCAAAGTGAGCCGCCTCAAGATTGGGATGACCAAGAAATACCCTTCTACCCACCCTACCCGTTTAACCAAAGGATATAACCATGAACACACCTGAGAAATTGCAGGATTTTATTTATTATTTAACTAAAGACGCCGCCCGAAATTCATTTGAAGAATGGCGGGAAGATATTGGAATTAGTTATGAACAATACGCCGAAATAAAAGAATGGTTCAAGCAATTTGATATTAAGCCATACGTTTAATTATAGGGCTCAGTGCAAGGATGCAAACAGGAGATAGATATGACTATTACATTAACAACTAATCAATTAATAGCTATGGCTGATTTTGCTGGCTTAAAGGTAGACACACACGGTTTAGACATTGATGACGAAACTGAATACACGCTAGATGATGAGCATAATTTAGACTGCTTCGATAAGTCAAAACCTGTTTTTTACTGCACTGAATATCCAGAAGAAGGCGCTATTCAGCTGAAATAATTTAACTCGCAGGGATGCAATGAAGAGGAATGAATATGAGTAGACAGATGGTTTTAGTTGCACGTTTAGATAATGCATCATCAACACGTAGCGTAGATATCGGATACACACAATCTGAATGGGAAAAGTTAACAGAAGATGAACGAGTAGAAATTATTAATGATTTCACGGGTGAAATTGTTGATTTATGGGTGCAGCCTAAGGAATAAGGTAGAGTGATGGATAAACAAAGACAGCAATTTGAAGAGTTTGTTAAATTTCACATGGATGATGCAGAAATAAATAATAAATTCGAAACAGCGAATAACGGATTAAATTACGCTGACCAATATGTAGATTTAATGTGGATTAGCTGGCAAGCATCACGCGAAAGTGATGAGCCAGAAATTAAACATCACCAACTAAGAGAGCTCGTTAATACTGCGAGAGATACGGCAATTAAATATCAAGGGTGTCAATGCTTACGTTCAGCGTTAGAAGCATCCATAAGAAACAGCTTAACAAGCAATGGAGTGAAAATAAAAGATGAATAAAAATGAGCTTCAAGTATTAATCGATTATACCAAAGGCATGATTGCAGATAATAAGGAGCCAGAAAAGAAGGTCATTATTGCATTGTGTGATGAGTTGGAGAGAATTATTAGTAAATATCCAGTCGGTTTTGCTTCTGAAAAAGAACTTAGAAATTTAAATATTAAATTTACTACGCTATATCCATTAAAAACTAGCAACCATAATATACCACTCTATCGTTTAGATTAAATATGAAACTAATAATCGGATATGTATTACTCATGCTAATACAGGGCTCTGCTGTACCTGTAACGGAAGATATATATACGCAATCAGAATGCAATAAACGTGCTGAATATTTAATGTCAGTGAGGAATGTTGAAGTTATTTGTGGAGAAATATACAGATGAGACAAATTAAAATAAATTCTGGTTCGTGGCAAAAAGATTTAGAAATGGTTGTCACTGTTATCGATGAAGATAAATTTAAAAAATCATGTGAACAAATTAATAAATTCTATTCTGGTGATGAATATAGAGCTGATATACACGGTAGCCATGAGAAAGCAGGTTTTGCAATGTTCTGTGCTGAGTGCGTCCAGCAAATAGCATTCAATAACTTCAAGGATGAAGAATGGCTTACCGAGCAATTCGATTGGTCTAAAGATAAGGGAATTGATGGCTATCCTTCTCTAGATGATATGGGGATTCGGATTGATGAAATAGAACCTTGGTTTATTGATCTGGAAGATATAGAAATTACAGGATGGTAATCAATGAGACAAGTTCAAGCAATGACGACGTTAGTGTTAATTGACGGTGTTACGTATCAAATAGCTCTACCTAAGCAATATGTCTCTCTTCAGGCAAAGCAGGCGTTAATGTTTGCCCAGGAGTTCGGTGGTGTAATTATCCCCTGTACGTTTACTCACATAAAGCCAATGGAAGCAGATGGATTGCCTTTTAATATAGGTGATAACAAGGATGAAAGCTGACTACGGAGGTAGCCATACACCAAAGGAATTGCGTGATAGATGGCAAACTCCCCTGCCTTTATTTACAGCATTGGACGCTGAATTTGGTTTCTATTTAGATGCCGCCGCCGATAAAAATAATACCCTCTGTTCTCACTATCTCACCGAAAAAGACAACTCGTTAAATTGCGATTGGGAAAGTTATGGCTCTATTTGGGTGAATCCGCCCTATTCAGATATTCAGCCATGGGTAAACAAAGCCGCTGAGCAATGTAAAAAGCAATTACAGCCTGTTGTTATGTTAGTTCCTTCTGATACTTCTGTGGGTTGGTATGAATCAGCATTAGAAACAGTTGATGAAGTAAGATTAATTACGGGAGGTCGAATATCTTTTATTAATGCAGAAACAAAAAAGCCAGTTAGCGGAAATAATAAAGGTTCTATGTTTTTAATATGGCGACCTTATATAACTCCTCGCAGAATAATCAATACTGTAAATAGAAATTATTTATTAAATATCGGAAATAAAATATTAAATGAATGGAAAATAGCATAGGTGAATTATGACATTTACTGAATTTTCAGTGTTAATAGCACTATGTTTGCTAATTTATTTAATTGAAACAGGACAAGCGTAATTATGGACATTATCGACTCAGCAAATGAAATAAACGAATTACATATTCAAGCATCGTTATCAAATAGAAAACCGGTAATCAAATCATATAACGGCATGTGTATCTGGTGTCACGAAGAACCGGTCGCACCTAATAGCGCATACTGTAGTAAAGATTGTGGTGATGACCATGAGCAGTATAAACGGAAAAATGGATAGGAGAATGAAAATGACTAACTCGGATTTAATTGTAGAAAAAGATGTTTACGAATGGATCGGCGTTAAACGAACCGCACTGTGGCGTTTAAAGAAAGAATGTGGATTCCCTAAGCCAGTCCTGTCTCGACCAGCAAAATATAAAAAATCAGCGATACAGCAATGGATAGATAACGGTGGAATTAACCAGAAGCCAGCTTCTTAACATGCCAGAATATTTTATCTGCATACATCTCATAAGCGCTTCTCTGATCATCTATCCAATCATGTTTATTGTAAACAGCCATTACCCCGCCAAGTTCATGCCCCAGCATCTTTTCTGTCACATGGGGCATCACGCCTTCACTAGATAGGTTCGTCACAATAGAACGTCTAAAGTCATGTGTACGCCACTCAGGAATATCAATTGATTTTCTAAGCTTATTCATGAATTTATTAGCTGACGACCTATCTATCGCTTTATCTATCTCCTGTCCGGCAAATAAAATATCATTACCGTTATTTAGTAACCTTTCTATATATGGCTCGACCTGTTTGAATATTGGGCGCCTAATAATATTACCCATTTTTGAGTGCTCTCTTGGCGTTGTCCAGATCATATCTTCCATGTTGAATTCAGAGGCGTTTGCCAGCCTCATCTCAGAAAGACGAGAGCCATACAGCATTAGCATCTGATGAAGCAGTTTATTGGAAGTGACTATTTTACAGTTTTCCAAAGCAAGCCAGATTTTGGCGAGCTCTGTGTACGTAAGAACTCGATCGCCAACATCGGGCCTCTTGCCAATAGTTTTAGGGCTTAACTTAAGTACTTCGCAAGATGAAATAAATTGACGACTAATACACCAGTTAATAACAGATCTGAGTTGCATTAAAAGCACCCTAGCCTTCTTTGGGTTTGTCTTTTCTTGTTTATCGAAAAATTTAACCCACGATGAAATGGGTACATCAGCAACAGGAGTATTTGAAAATTGTGTGTGCATCGTGTTGTACACGATCGACTTATATAATGTCTTGGTGTTCGGTTTTAGCTGTGACGCATATTTATCCCACCAGTAATCTAGGCAATCTTTTAATGACGCCTCAGTCTCACCTTTTGAAAAATATATTTTGGGGTCAATCCCTTTAGTGTACAATTCACGCATATCTCCAATAATCACTCTAGCCTCTTTTAGAGATATTGCTGGATAGTGGCCGACAGTCAACCTGACAGCCTTACCATTCCAGCGATATCTATATTGAAATGCTATTGTTCCGTTAGGGGATATGCGAGCGCTAAGGCCATCACCATCGGTTAACTCTGGTTTTCCTGAGTATGGTTTATTAAAAAGGCTTCTTAGTTTTGTGTCGCTTAATGCCAT